TTGATTTAAAAGGGGAATTAGTTCGTAAGTCCGGTTACGAATTTGGGAAAGTTATGACGAGCAAGGTGTTTAGCATTGGCAAATACCTAATCGCTCATGATTTGGAGAATCGATCTGTCCTCATACCGAAAGGTGTGGTGGATAAGGTGGCTTGTGCAATGCTGGGGAAAGAGAGAAACCCGAATACGTGGCAAGAATGCATCAAGAGAACAAGAGACGCGATGTCTGAAAAGAGATTGCTTCTTCCTGAGAGTATCAGTACCAGGGGGGTACTATATGTGGCTTCTCTGGCATTTGTTAAGTATTTTGATGAGGAAATAATGATTACTAATGCCATGTTAAGGAAAAGTCAGAAGAAATTCGGATTCTTGTCCCAGTTGCAAAAATTCAATCCGTTACATTATTGTGGATGTGGTGGGGTAGTGGAAGATGACCCTATTAACAGATACAATAACGCCAATGGTGCTTCATCGTATGGGCAGAACTATGTGAACAAAGGTTCCGAGTTCAGGTTTGCGGTAATTGAACGCGACCTAGTGCCAGTGAAGAAAGGCGCTTCAGTTGAGGTTGGGGAATACGTGGTTCCGAAGGAGAAAAGTTTTCATCAAATAGGGTTAGGTTTTAGAGACCATATACCTGTTGTACCACTTCCTAGCCAAGAACACGAGAAGATAGCCGTCATCAATAGGGCGTGCAAGGAAACTCCGGTTCCTATCGAAGAGATTTGGATCCGATTGACGGGTTTTCTTGACCATATTGAAGCGGAAGAAGTTGAACCCCTGACCTTCGAGGAGTGGAATTCCAGTTTCCCTCCTGGTAGGCAAAAAGAACATATAAGAGCTAAACTATTGTTGGAAGAAAACGGATTGCTGGCGGCCGATTTGGTACGCAAGGCATTCGTGAAAATTGAGAAGTATAATAAATCCACAATAGATGGGGTTGATCATTTTGACCCTAGGCTAATTCAAGGGGTTTCGCATAAAGCCAATGTGGCTTTGGGTCCCTTCATGGCTGCTGTCAACTTAAGGTTGAAGCAGTTAATGAATATCAAGAGTCGCATTACGTATGCAAGTGGAATGACAGGGGAGGATGCAGGAAAATGGATGGCAAAATCGTTAAAGGTTATCAAAGACCCGATTTTCTTTTGGTCGGATTATAGTCGTTTTGACTCCACCCAAGGGAAAGGATGTTTCCTGCATGAGCTTGCGTTGTACGAAAAGTTCGGTTTAAAAAATCATCGTCTAGCACGGATGGCCTTCATGGCACAAAGAGATACTAAAGGATACACACGTAATGGTGTGAAATACCGTGTTAGATACACTCGGAAATCAGGTGATCCCAATACTTCATGTGGAAATTCATACATTAACGGCACTACTTGTGCTCAGACCTTGCTGGATTTAGGTTGTGTGAATTTCAGAGTCCTGGTTTTAGGTGACGATATGATTTGTGTATTAAGCAGGTCAGAAATCTTCAACCGTGTCGAGTGTGAGGAGGCCCTCATGGTGGCCAAGATAGTGAAGCATATTGCAGTTGGTACATCAATAGAGTTGGCGATGTCCGCTTTCGAACTACAATATGCTGGTTTCATGCGCGCTTATGGCTTTGTAGCTGAGTGCGGTTGGAGTGAAAGACTGTGTGATGCCGAGTTTTGTTCTGGTTTGTTCTGGCCTTGTGAGTCAGGCTATGTGTTAGGCCCTAAGATAGGACGATTAATGCCTAAAATGGGTTTTTCCATTAAGAAATTGGACGACAAACAAGTCTTAGGGGTATACAAAGGTTATAGTTTCAACTGTAATCATGTCCCCATTTTGAATGACTTTGTAGCGTTCCATTTGCAATCGGACGTAGAAACATCTGCAACGTTTGAGCAATACAAGATTAATTGCAGAAAGAAACATCACATGACCGACGAAGGAATTATGTTTTTCCAGGAGCGGTACGAAGTTGATTACTTTAGTGAAGCTAGAAAATTCGCTGAGGCCATGGAAGGTGTGCCAAAGACCACTTTGTTGAAGAGTGGTCTATTGGACCCTTATTTCGAGAGGGACAATTAAGTCTCGTCACAGGTGGGCAAATTCTGAGAATAAAAGATACCTGAGAACCCTGAAAGATCTGGTGGTAAATTACACACAATTTGCATAAAGTCAATCAATGGTCAAGAAATTGAAGAGAACAACTACCAAGAAGAAGAAGCTTACCGTTCGAATGCGGAAGCAAACTCCATCGCAGGAGATCGGATTTATAGGCAAGGCCCTGAGAGGGTTAGGCGCATTGGGAGGTTCAACACTGGGTTCCATGATAGGAGCCCCAGCCGCAGGGAGCACCGTAGGAAGCTCTCT